AAGACTTGTTACAATATTGATGTTGGTAATAAAAGATGTCTTACGGTTTGGACTAAAGTAATTCCAGATATTATTGAGCCAAATAAAACAATAGAAAAGATTCCACAACCAGTTGGGAAACAATATCTCTGTGGACAAAAAGAATGTGTAGTAATTTAAAATGTTAAACCTAAACTTTACAGTATTCATGGAACACTTCAAGAAACAAGATAGATTGAAGAATGAAGATTGGCGTAAGTTACATTATGAAGAGAAGTCTGACAAATTTATACTTTATTTAAAATCACAAGAATACTGGGAATATTTCACAACAATATCAATTAAAAAGATTATAGAGTTTGGCGGTCAATATGAAGTTAGTAGAGAAGAAGCAATTAAAGACTTTAAGACTAATTTCTTATCTGGAGCAATGCCGGTGAAGACGGAAGAAGAAGTAGTTGAAGACTTGCCAGAAGAAGTTAAAGAAGACTTACAGAAAGCGTTACAACCCTTTGAGGACGAAGAAGCCGAGGACTATGCAGACTTTTTAAGATTAGAGTTTAACAAATGGGAAAAGCGTATCTTCTCTTTTATTGATGAGACCCTAGGTGATGTTGTTTTAGAGAAATCATTTGGAGAGTTTATGACTGGCTTATTCAATTCAGTTAATACGGTTGGTTTTAGAGCTAAATTAAAAGCGGTTATTAAGAAAGTGTTTGTTGGGGGAATAGAGGAAGCAGAATTAGAGGTTGATGTAGATGTTGGATTTGATGAAGACTTTGAGAAAGATGTGGACAGTTCTGTTGAACGGCAAATGGAAGGTTTCTTTATTGGTAACAAACCTTGGTCAGGAATTAAGGGAGTTAGTCAAGATGTTCAACGGCAGATACGGGAGACCGTAACTAAAGGTATTGAGAGTAAAGAATCATTGAAACAAATTAAAGATAATATCAGAGAGGAGTTTGTCAAGTTAGGCGGTGGGGAAAGAGAGGATGGCAGTATTAGCGAGGGACGTGCTATGAAAATTGCTAGGACAGAAAGTTCGAGAATGCGTGGAGCTTCTAAATTAAAGACTTATCAAAAAAGTGGTCTTATCGGTAAAAAAAGATGGAACGCGTTTAAAGATAATCGAACTTCTGACGTCTGTAAACGTTTAGATAAACAAACTGTTCCATTAGATAAACCATTCATTGACCCAGCAACTGGAGATGAATTTATGCACAATCCCGCACACGTAAATTGTAGGTCAATTATTGAGTTTATTTTAGATTAGAAAGGTTTATTAATACCACTACATTCTAAGAGTAATGCAAAGAATACCATGGAATAAAGGATTGCGTAATGGAATAATAAGAAAATGTCCTAGTTGTAATTGTGAGATTTATACTACAAAAAGTAGAGATAAAAAGTTTTGTTCTAAAAAATGTTATGGATTATTCTATTGCGGTAAGAAGCTAAGTGAAGAGCATATTGAAAAATTAAGAGTTTCTAAAATTGGAGAACTAAACCCTCAATTTGGTAAGAAACGTTCACAAGAATGGAAAGATAATATGAGTAAAAGAGTGTCTGGAAAAAATAATCCTTTTTATGGTAAAAAACATTCTAAAGAAACTATGGAAAAATTAAGAAAAAAAGGACATTGGTATAAAAAAGGACACGTACCATATCTTAAAGGAAAAGAACATAAACAAGAATCAATTGAAAAGTTGAAAAAAAGTCTAAAAAAAGCCTTTCCAGATGGAAGAAGTGGTGAAAACAACCCAACTTGGAATGGTGGAACTTCTACTTATATGGAATTAATAAGGGGGCAACTAAATTCTTGGAGAAAGGCAGTATTCAAAAGAGATAACTATACTTGTCAAGAATGTGGTAAAAGAGGTGGACTTCTTAACGCACACCATATTATCTATGTCTCTGAGTGTATTGCTTTAGATTGGGAAGAAGAAATATTTGATATTGATAATGGCTTGACTTTATGCAAAGAACACCACGATAATATTCATTTTTAAATATTATTTAAATACCTTAACTTACTTTTAATAGTGATGGAACTTAAAAAGTTGAATTTGTGGATGCCTTTACAAAAATCTGTTTCTGGTGATTTTATTGGAATTCTTTCTAGTACCTCATTAGACAGAGACGATGAGTTTATGACTAAAGAATTATTAGAAGATTGGGCTTCAAGTGATAGAGTATTGCCAATGTTGGCTAATCATGAAAATAAAATTGAGAAGCTAATTGGTGGTTGGACAGATAAGAAACTAGTATCAAACGGAGATAATCATGCGCTAATGGCAAAACCTTTTTTCTTAAAATCAAATCCCTTAGGTAGACAAACAGAGGAGATGGTGAACGAAGCACTTGATAAAGGGTTAGAAGTTGGTATTTCAATCGGTGCTATTCCTAGTAGTGACGGAATTGTAGAGAAAGAAATCAACGGTAAAACACATAGAGGATATTCAAAAGCAGAAATTGTGGAAGCGACTTGTGTCCCTATACAATCATCAAGGGAAAGTTCATTTCAAAGAATCGCAAAACAATTCAATTTGGAGGAAATAAAAATGACAGAAGATGTTAAGAAAGACTCTCCTGAGGAAGAATCTAAGGAAGAAGCAGTAGTTGTAGAAGCTCCCGTAGAAGAACCTAAGGAAGAAGTTAAAGAAGAAGTAAAATCTGATGGTCAAGCAGAAGTTGAAGCAGCAAAAAAGTTAATCTTAGAATTAACAAAGAAATTTGAAGCTTTAGACAAAAAATTTGACGAGTTAACAAATAAAGCAGTTATTAATAATGCACCTGTTGTAGAAGAACCAGTTGTTGAAAAAGCAGTTGAAGACAATAGCCCAATTACTGTTGAGAAAATGTGCGAAATGAGACTAGGAGGAAAATAGAATGGTAGGATTTACAAGTAGTGGAATGAGTGATTATGAAGCATTCGATAAATTTGACCAAGTTTTCGGTAAAGCAGGTATTATGCACGAACAAACATATTATCCTGGAATGTGTAAACATTTAGGCGGTGGAATTAAACACACTGATGACGCTTTAACAAAAATTGGAAAAGAATTTATGAGCAAAGCACCTTCATTAGATACATCAAGTGGAGGAACATTCACTGGATATGGATTAATGCCACCTTTCTTAGACCCATCAATTGTTGATAGGACTGTAAGAGAGACACCTTTGGTACGATTATTACCAAGACGGGCAATTAGAGGAAGAAGTTATGTATTTAACTTAATTAGTGCAAAAGCTGGAGCACAGTTTTTAGCAGACGACGCATCATTAGCTGAACAAGTTGATACACGAAGTACAGACTCAGTTGATATGAAATATTTATACGCAGTCGGAAGAGTAACTGGACCTGCACAAGCAAGCGGAGCTGGATACATCAACTTATTGGCAGAAGACATTCGTGTTAAAACTGCAAGTATGAATGAAGCTTTAGAAAACGAAATCATTAATGGAGCAGTTGCAACAAACGCTTTAGGATTTGATGGTTTATTAGCTTTAATTACAACTAACTCAAGTAGTAATGGTGGTGGACGACTAACTTTGGAACAATTTAGAACAGACTTAAACACTTCTTTTGAAGCAAACGGTCTAATTGACTTAACAGTAACAGACGGTCAAACTCTAAACTATCTAAAAGGATTATTGATGGATATTCAAAGAAATGTAGAAAGACCTGTTGGTCAGATGGATTTCGGAATACCAGATGCCTTTATGTTTGATGGAGTTATGATTATTAAAGACAGATACATGCCAACTACGGCAGCAGCAAGAAGAATGCTATACCTAGATACTAGATATGTATTCTTAGCAGTATTACAAGACTACACCTTTGAAGAACTTGCAAAGATGAATGATAGCAATAAATACTTTATCAAGTGGTACGGGGCATTAGCTATGACATTCGAGAGTGCAATGGTTCAAAGAACAAGTCTAGCTTAGGAGGTACAAAATGGCTGAAATAACAAGTGGAACAGTACGAGCAACACCTCTAGGTGGCTTTTGGATTGGCGCATTAGAATTAGCAAGCGGTGCTGACGATGGAGATACAATTAATTTAGCTCATAGTAACTTTTTGGGCGACAAGGTTAAAGAAATTGTATTTGCAGAAGGAGTTCGATATGATAGTGCAGGAACAGCTAACCCGTCTCCAATAATAATAACTACTGGAACGGCAAAGATGATGTTAGGTGCTTCAGGAACATTCGAAGTCAAGGAAGCAAATAGAGGCGATATAAGTGACCAAGCTAGGAGAATTCAATTTCAAGCATTGAGTTACCAAGAATAGGAGGATTGACATGGCAGAATTAACAAGCGGAACAGTACGAGCAGCATTAACTGGTGGAATGTGGATTGGAGAAGTCGAATTAGCAAGTGGTGCTGATGACGGAGACAGTTTAAATTTAGCTAGCAGTAATTTCCTAGGAAAAAAAATAAAGGAAGTTATTTGGGCAAATGGTGTTAGATACGACAGTACCGGAACAGCAAATCCTTCTTTAGTACGGGTAACCACGGGAACTGCAAGTCTAGTATTACTTAACTCAGGAACATTTACTGATGGAGAGTATGAACGAGGAGTAATAAGTGACCAAGCTAGAAGGATTCAATTCCAAGCACTGAGCTATCAAGAATAAATAAAGTTATTTTTTATTTTTTTTTAACTTTTTACAATCAGGAGGTAATAATCATGACAAGCGGAACAGTAGAAGCAATCATTGAAACACGAGATGTATCTATAGAAGTAGTTAGATTAAATGTAAATGATGAACAAACTTATGCAAGTAGAAAATTCAATACTATTCAAGCAGCTGATGTAACTAGTAATACTGATACTGATGCACATATTAACGTAACATATAGTGGAACAACAGCTACGATTAATTATAATGGAGTATCAAAATCAGATTGTACTTTAGTATTGTGGGGTGAATAAATGGCAGCAGCAACAGTAACTAGAGTAATTGAAAACGCCAAGAGCGTATCGGAAACAGTAGTATTAACACTAACTGATGGAGAAACTTATCTTTCAAGAAAGTTCACTAATATTAGGGCAGCTAGTGTTAAAGGTAATGCTAATAACGACGCGCATATTAATGTAACCTATAGCGGAATAACAGCAACTGTTAATTATGCTGGTATGACTGACCAATTAGTTACTTTAACTTTGTGGGGTGCACAATGACTAAATCAATAGGAAAAACAATTCATATTAAGAGATTGTTAAAAAATAATGAGTGTGAATGGTTTACAGTTTATAATGGAGAAATTGTGCCAGAACATTTATTGAAAGAATTTATCGCACATGGTGGTGTATTAGAAAAAGTTGAGAAAGCAAAGGTAGTTGAACCTGCTAAACCGAGTGACGAAGTAATAGCAGAACGAATTAAAGACTTTGCAGAAGATTTGAAAGATGACGGTAAACGTAATAATTCAAACGACCCAACTAAGAAAACACCAGGACGGAAGAAATCTAAAAAATGGTAAACGTATATCTTAGTGGAACTGTAGCAAATGAAGATGGAAATACTTCAGGTTCTGTTGGTCCGGTTACATCAGAAGCAGTGGCTCAAAATCATAATAGAATGTGTTTAACATTAGTTAATGATGGTCCGAGTACTGTTTATTTGGGAATTGGAGCAAGAGCAGAGATAAACAAGGGCGTTCGATTAAATGCTAATGGTGGCTCTTATGAAATTAACTCTTTGAATCTAAGCACAGGTACAGTTAATGCTATTACAAGTTCAGGAACTTCATCACTTTGTGTAATGGAAATGGGGACACAATAAGATGCCAATAAATCCCTTTAATCCATCTATTGGTGGAGCTGGCGGACTTACTGTGGATACAGATGGAACTAACTATTTGTGGAAAGTAAATGGAGTTACTATTTTGAGGACTCGAATCTCTGATAATCAATTATTATTAGATGCAGGAGTAGATACGGACGCATTTTAAAATGAAAGACAAAACAATAATTAAATTAATCATTGTAGGAATTATAGTTGCCTTAGCAATGGGTGCAGTATATTCTGCCGTTTCAACATCAACAGTTGGTAATCTTCTTGTTCAAGGAAATATGACTATAAACAGCACAGGTCAAATTGGTAGCGGTGCTGGTGCATCAATTTACGAAAATGGAAGTCATTTGATTTTCACATAAGTATCCTATTCAATGGCAAGAACTAAGAAGATTTTATTAAGCGTACTCGTTGGTCTAGTTGTACTTACAGCGAGTTTCTATTTTATTTTTAATGATGAAGTTAAATTAGACATTCAAAAGACTAAGAACATTTATTCTATAATGGAAGATGGGTCTTGGACAAAAGCAGCAACCGAGTATGTTAACTTATTTGATGGTACGGCCAAGATGCGTGCCAAAAGTCGTAGTCTTGAATATTCAACTTCTGGTGATATAACAACTGTCACAAAGATAGCTAATTTTAAAGATAATATTAACTTAGTAGAGACCTTATTGATTGATTCTTCTGATAAAGATATTGAGAACTTCCCAGCTTATCGTTCAGTAGAATGTTATAATTGTAAGGGCAAAATAGTTCATTTTGAGTATAGAGACATTCTTTATACTGGCGAAACTAAAAGTATCTCAAGTCCATTTAGTTTTGGTCATAAGATGAAATTAGAGTGGCAAGAAGGTGCTTACTTATCTAAAGTTTACCAACAAAAAGTAGCTTCCGATAAGATTGTTTTAAGATACAAACCAAAGACTTCTTATGAAAAATATGAAGTTAGATTATTTGACCCCGCACCAGTAGTTTCTAATATAATTATTAATGGGGGTAGTAATTTTGTTTCAGATAATTTATCTCTTTCATTTATTGTAACCGATGATGATGGAGATGCAGTTAAGAATATTTTTGATTGGAGATTAAATGGAACTTCGATTGCAGTATTAAATATGCCTTTTGAAAATAACACTCCCGATGTTACGTCAACTACAAAAGATTATTCTCAATTCGAAAATAACGGTACTGTAACAGGTGCAACTTTTAATAGTACTGGTGGATATGGCGGCAACGGGGCTTATGAATTTGACGGAGTTACAGGAGGAATAACAATTCCTCAAACACAAAAATTGAATTTAAGTGGTTCAGATGGAATGTCTATCAGTTTAAGATTTAAAGGAAATAATTTTGATTTAGCAACTGATACAGGAGATGTATTAATAAGTCAATATGATGGAAATTTCGGATTTGTTATATATTCTTTTGATGATACGGGGGATGAAGCATTATGGTATTCTCCAGAAAGTGGTGCTGGTGAAGGGGATTATGCTCTTTCTAATTTTAATGAAGGACAATGGTATCATTTAGTTATGACTTATGATTTAACTACTGCAATATTATATCTTGATGGTGTTCAAGTTGATAATATAACTATCTCTGCTCCAATTATTGCAGGTAATATAAATACTACTATAGGTGATGGTGAAGATGGTGTTTGGAATGGAACAATTGATGACGTATTAATTTTCAACCATTCTTTAACCCCAGAACAAATCCAAACCATCTATAATAATAGAACAGATTTAATTGTTAATCAAGAAACTTCATTAAACGATAACTGGTCGGCTTGTATTACTTCTAACGACGGTAAGGAAGATGGAAACGAAGTTTGTAGTTCAAACCTTAGAATAGTATCCCCAACCGATAATTACACCTTTACAGATAGTGGAAATACAGTTTCTTCTTCGGTCTCTGATGTAGATGGAAGTGTAACTTCTTATACTTTATACTATGAAGATGTAAGTGGCAATTGGATAACCGAAGAACCAACGTATGTTGATAGTATAACTTTTGGTTTTAATTTCACAGCTGACACTGATACAAGTAATCTTATCTTTAATATAACTGCTAGTAAGAGTCTTTCTCTAGTTGAAAATCTAACAGTACGATATTTAGAATCTTCCAATCAAATATCTGTTGGGGGAATAAGTCCTTATGCCGATACAACATATAAAATAATCAACTATACTGAATTTGAAACAAAAAATCCTTTGGCAACATTCACACTAACTTCTTTTATAAAAAATGGTTTAGTTGGTTATGAATTAAATGCCATTGGTGCTACAGATTTTGACCCATCCATTATAGATGATTTTAGTTCTACTGTATTAGGAACTTTCGATGATACGCGGATAGACACCACCGCGTTATCTTTAGAAAATGAAAGAGATGCAATTTTAATATATAACTTTAATACAAATGACACCGATAGTGTTGTAAGAGATTTTTCAGATTATAATATACAAGGAGAAAATAGTAAAGCTGTTTGGAATGGAAGTGCAGGACATAATGGGTTGGGTGCTTATGAATTTAATGGCTCAGAAACAATAACTGTTCCTTATAATAATGCTTTTGACCTTACTGGGAAGAATTTTTCTGTAACTGGTTGGATATTTGCTAAAACTACAACCGTACAAAGGTCTGTCGTCGATTCTTCAAATTTAGTACCAAGATGGGAGATGGGAATTGGTTCAACTAATAAATTTTTTGTTCACATGCATAATGGAAATAATCCAAAAACGTTTTCTAGTGTTGGTACTATAAATAATGCCTGGCATTTTTTTGGAGTAACTTTTGATAGAAGTGGAAGTACAACAATTTATTTAGATGGTGTATTTTCAAGTTCTACCGATATTTCACTATTTGGTGATTTCTTCAATGATGTACCTTTAGAAATTGGTTCAAATGCTAACACCTCTAATTTTTTTAACGGAACAATAGATGATATTATTATTTATAATCGTTCTCTATCTGCTTCAGAAATAGCTGATATTTATACTGAAAATTATACTTATGTTCCAAAGTTTAGAAGAAATGGAAATTGGACTTCAACACAACTAGATTTTGAATATTTAACTAATGTCAGTAATGCCACATTTTATTTTAATGGAAGTTTTGATACAGATGGATTAATTAATAGGGATTTAACAAGTCCAAAATTAAAAGCATGGTGGACTTTTGATAATACTACTTCAAGTGATATTGGTTCTTATACTGAAACTTTAAATGAAGTGTTTAATGATTCTACTGGAATAAATGGAAGTTATTGGTATGATGGAAACCAGTCAAAAATAACTGTTACTAATCATAAAGATTTAGGATTTACAGATGCAATAACTATTTCTGCATGGGCTAATCCACATAGTGTATCTCATCAAACTTCAAATGATTATGTAATACTCTCAAAAGGAGATGCCTATAGAATTGCTTTAAATAATAATGGACAAGTATCTTGTGTGACCACTGGTGTTTCAGATTTTGATACCGTCACTACATTAGGAATTAGTTTAGATAAGTGGACCCAAGTTATTTGTACTTATAATGCTTCTAGTGGAATTCGAAGTATTTACTTTAATGGAGAATTAACTGCACAGGAAACTGGTTTATCAAATGATATAGATACCTCCCCATCTAGTGTATTGTTTGGGACTAACGCAGATAATAATCAATTCTTCATGGGGTCTATTGATGAAATAAAACTTTACAATCGTTCTCTAAGTAGTTCAGAAATATTAAGTGAATATCATGATGCTCTTGGAAATAAATTAGAAATAGAAGTTTGTGTGAATAATTCTACTTCAAGTTCTAAATTTTCAGATTGTTATAATAATACGGTTCCAACAAGTGGAGAATTTACTATTAATGAAAGTGCAGGATTAGCAAGTCATGTTCAATTAAAATTCTTATTTGGAGATTTAGCAGATACAGAATTCCCAGTAGAGATATTTAACTACAATCTTACCTATGACAACAACACTTGTAATTGTCCAGCAGTTCCTTTCTCATGGGCTGTAGAAAGTAAGAATAGATGTGTTTTAAAAGTCTCATGTGATATTACTGGTTATCCATTCATACTTAATGGAGATAGTGGTTGGTTTAAATTAGAAGCAAATCTTACTGCAGATAATGTTTCAATAGAATCTGGCTCAAACTTTGCAATATTAAGTGATGGAAATGAACTACGGGTGGTTGGTGGATAATGGCAAGAATAACAAATGCAGTAATAGTAGAAAGAATTGATGGCCTTAAAGATTCATTTAATGATAAGATAGATAGTTTGGATAAGAATATTAATGAACATGTCTTGCCGGATGTAAAAGCTAATACTGAATTTAGACAAAAAGCAAAAGGAGTAATTGCTGTAATTAGTTTTATTTCAGCGTTCTTTGGTGGAGTAGTTCTTTGGATAAGTAAAAAGCTATGGGGTGGAAGTTAATGACTTATGCTAGTAATGATAAATTTGCAGAAACAAGTGGATTGGGTTTAAGAGTTGTAGATGAAACTGTTGGTACAGGCGGAGCTAGTGGTACTCAAAGTTTTGATTTAGATAACGGCAATGTTATTTCAGACACTTATACTTTTAATTACGGAACTGCGGGAAGCAACGAACTATTTGCATTAACAGAAACTACAGATTATGTTTTTGATAAAGAAGCCGGAAGAATGTATCTTACTGATTCTGGAACTAGTAAAGTAGCGCAAGATATTATTTATTCAACTTATACTCACATTGATGCTTACTCCGATGGTATTATAACAAACTTATTGGATAACGCAACACATCAAGTCGACAAACTTACTGGAAGAAATTGGGACACAGGAACCGCAACCATTGAATATCAAGATGGACGGAGAAGTTCAGAGTACCCAACAACCGATGCACCTTATGATATAGATTATGACAGACCTGATTCTATTGTTTTAAAGAAATGGCCAGTAACTAAAGTTGACCAAATATTCTTTTTATCTTCACCACAATCAATAAACAAGTTTTACAACTATGATTTAGGAAGCACAACTTTTACCGATAAGACAACCGCCATAAATTCAAGTACAGTCGCACCTTTCACTTTATTTGATGACGCTCCTGCAACTGGAGATATTGTTTACATTGGTACAAACTTACCATTTATGGGATTAGATATTAACCTAAGTACAGTTGGAGTTGGCGCTTCAACAATTGACTGGGAATACTATAACGGTTCAGCTTGGGCAGATATAACAGAAACCGAAACAGATACTGGTTCTTCTATATTTACTGCTAGTGGAAGATTCACATGGAGCTTTCCTTATGGTTGGACTAAGAACTCAGTAAACTCAACATCGCTTTATTGGTTAAAGGGAACACTAACAGATAATTATACAACTGACCCAATCTGTGCAACTATTTCATTAAAGGATAGTTTGAGTAAGATATTAGAACCTCGACAAATCATATTAAGAAGCAATGGAACTGTTGACCTTTCTGGAGCTAGATTACAAAATGGCCAACAAAATGTTAGAATTGATTATACATACGGTCTGGATGTAACTCCGACTTACATTGAAGAACTAACCGTGCTTATTGCATCACTACAAGCGTTTGTAGGTATCTCAGGCGGAAGTTATGATGATGCTACCGGCTACCAAATTGGTTCAAAACAGATACAAATCGGCGAAGCGTGGGTAAATTTGAAACAGGTAATCCAAGAAATAGAAAAGAGAAAGAATGTAATTTTGGATATGATAGGAAGAAGAGGGGACATTTCAGTAATCTAATTATGGTTACAACAAGAAAAGCAGGACATGGAAAGTTAGTTAAGAAATTGACAAAAGCAATGGTCAATAATATCTTTGGAAAGAATACTTTAATTCTTAGAAAAGTTGCTGAAACACTAGATGCTTTCGGTCAACTTTCTTCTTCAGTTAATGTTGATGTAACTTTTACTGGTGACTTACAGTTTGGTCTTGACATAGATGAACGTCTGATTAAGATTGGTATGGTCGAAATTGGTGATGCAGTTCTTTATATTGAACCAGATGCGTTATCTCCCTTACCACAAACAGAAGATTTAATTCTTGATGGAGCATCTCAGTGGGAGATTGAAAGTCAGATTGAAAAGGCAGAACTTGGTGGAGTTGTTACACATTATTCTTATCGGTGCAAGAGGAGAATAGAGTCGGATGATAATTAATCATAATGGTCAAAAGTATTTTATAGAGAATTGGGATGAGTTTTCTTTTAAATTATTAAATGCTATTGGTGCTCAGGTAGAAGTCGGTATTAATAATGAAATCAATAGACAAAGACTAGTAGGTAAAACTGCACAATTAAAAGGCGCATATAAATATTCTGTTGTTAAAAATAATTTGATAATAGACGGAGTAGCGATGAGTGATGGTAAAAATCCAAAGAATTATGCTGCTTATATTGAATATGGAACGTTTGATTATTTTGCTAAGTATGGATTAGATAAGTTTCCAGTTCCAGGTTATCCTTCAATACCAAAGAAAAAAGATATAAGTAGAAAGGCAGCAAAGAATCTTCCAAAAGGAATGCAACCTTTTGCACCAATTAGAAGGATTCTGTACAATCAAAACAAGATGGCTCAGATTATCACTAAAGCAGTTAAGAGTGCTTCTCGATAAACTTCTTCATAAAATCTTCAACTAATCTCGACCTAATCATAAATTTGGCCTTGCATACCGCTGAAAACTTTTCATAAATCTCTGGTTCTATTGTTAATAATATTGGTTTTCTAGTCATTCTTCTCCCCCCTTATCAATTAATTCCTGAATTTCTTCAATAAGTCTTTCTGCTTGATATTTCAAATCCATTAATCCAATATGGGTTAATTGACTTAATTCAATTACTTCTTCTTTTGGTAATTCGATTGCTTTTAATATGATTGTGCTCATTTTCCAACCCCCAAGTCCTTTATTTTAAGACTCAACAAGGTTAATTCTTCTAAATTAGAATTAACAAGTAAATCCAATTCTTCATATAAGTAGATATTCATTTTTTATACCTCGTTATTTGTTTATATATATCAGAATATAAGCTTATATATAAATGTTTCTATCATTTTTGCTCATTTTCCACCCTTTCTTAATATTATTTAAATACCTTAACACCTTAATAATACTAGCCAAGAGGCATTTTTAGTCAAAGATGACGCAAGTTAAAACAGAACCGGATATTGTACTGTGTAATTTCTTGAGAGCAAACCTTACTGATATTAATGCTTCTAGGTCTGGAGAATGGATATGGCCAGACTTTCCTCGTACACAAGACTTAGGCAATACTTCTTTTCCAAGAGTTGGCATTACCATATTATCAGAATCATCAGACTCACTGGGCATTTATGATGACAACCAATGGGAAACAATCACATTTCAAATAGATGTAGTTAACAAAAAAGGCCAGATTTATAATGTTACAACGACTGATAAAGCAATCGGGACTGTAGCTTCAACGTCTAACTCTAATCGAATGTCCTATGAATATGCACCAAATTCTGTAACTAATATTCAACATAATACAGTGGCTTTTGGAACAGTAACTAATGTGGCAACAGATACCTTATTTACAACTCCAGCTGCTGGAACTGTGGAATGGTCAACTTCTACTGGAAACTTAAACTTTGCTTCGGCTGACTTGACATCTTATGCTGGTCAATCAATAACTTCAACTTCAATAATTAATTTAGAAGGAAAGAAAGCGTGTCAGTATATTGCGAGGGAAATTGTCAAAGCATTGAGAAATAATTGGAGAACAAGTGATGATATTAATGGATTACTATATCCGATTAAGATAAGCAATAATCCTATACCGTTTGAGGAAATTTTTGGAATCTTTAGACAAACTTTAGAATACCAATTTAGAGCATTCAACGCGGGTGAGGGGATTTAAATTAAAAAATATATTAAAACAAAAGACGGTTATATCGTAGTGGATAATCGTTTAGATGAATTATTAATAAAACAATTAGTAGGTGAATTAGATGGCAAAAGAATACTTTGATGGGCGGTCACATTATGCGATTTTCGGGACGGAAGACCAATCTTACGGAACAGGAACCCCGTTATTGGCAAACAAGATTGAGAAGGTACAAGATATTTCTTATACATTCAATAACAACATAATATTATCACAATCTGTAGGTGGAGGAGCAGATGCGACTTCAACAAACTACGGCAATTTTGATGTTACTGGAAGTTTTACAGTTAAGCCAACTGACTTTCAATTTATGAATTTCAGCTCAGGCTCAGTTGATGGCGCAGGAACTGCTGGAGACCCATACCAAATTGTTGATGGAGATAATGTTGGAACTTCAGGAACTATGGTTAGAAGTGCAACCTTTGAAATTGGCGGAAAGGCAACTAATCAAAGCAAGACTTATGTTCTTAATGGAGTAGTTTACAATAGTTGGACAATGTCCGGAAATCAAGGAGAGGAGTTACAAACTTCTGTAGATTTCATTGGACAAACCGTTAAGGTTGGAACAACTTCAAGGTCTTTTACTGCTGGAACACAAAAGACAATGGTCTTCCTTAGTGGTTCAGTTGGGTGGAATGATGAGGAGTTAGCTTGTACGGCATTTAGTTTTTCAGGAGACTGGCCAACAAATAGTCCGAGAGAAGTATTCAACCGACTTGTTAAACAACCAACGAAAGGAGTTAGAAGACATCGTTGGACATTAACTTTGAATAAACATTATGATGACGCTTCTGGTGTTATCTCAGCAACAGAATTAATGGATGAGTTCTTTGGAGCAACAAATCATCCAGCAAGTAGTGGGACACCTCTTGAAAGAGATTTGTATGTAACTGTTAATACTGGAAGTAAAGTTGTGAAATATCAATTAGAAGATAGTGTGCTTGGAGATTGGGCAGAGAATCCTAGTTTAGAAGGTGGAGTTGTGTCTGTAACAGTTAATGGAACTTCATTGAGTGGTAAGTCAGAGACAAATGGCAAAATCAGTCTTAAATGGTGGTCTATCTGATGGAAAAGACAGTAAAGGTTAATTGGGAAGGAAAGGAAGTTGATGTTGTTTTGAAACAGTTGACTTGGGGAGATACCAAGAAAGCAATGGAAGATAGTATTGTTTTAAAGGAATACAATGGCCAACCTATGCAATTTAGAAATACTGTCTTATTGGACGACCTAAAGATATTAGTGTCAATTAAAGAAGCACCATTTGAAGTTACTATGGGGAATCTTGACAAACTATCTGAGCTTGATAGATATAAATTAGCAACGATAATGAATTTATTGGATGGGGACGATGCTAGTTCAAGTAAATCCGATTAATGAGCAAGAAGTAATAGCAAGAATTGAAAGAAAACTTATGTTGACTTTTGGTTTAAGTTATAGCGAATTACAGAATATGCCTTCACGGGTATTAAAGATTTGGACTAAACAAAAAGCTGAAGAAAAACAAAAAGAAGATTTTAATAGAATGGTGATGAAAAATAGTAACTCCTGAAATTAAGGCAAAATTAATATTGGTACCTGGTGGTGGAGCTACAGGTGGCGGAGAAGAGAGTAGTGGATTCTCTAAGTCTGAAAACCGAGCTTTTAGATTAGAACAAAAGAAGTTTTTCAAAATATCATCTTTATTTGGACCAAAAACAATTGGTGCATTAGCAGCATTAGCATTAGCAATAAATGCATTAAAAAATATAAAAGTAAATGTTGTTAGGGCAGCTGCACCTGACCCAACAAAGAAATTTGAAGATTTAACAGAAGAAGAAAAAGGTGCGAGATTAAAAGATGTTGCTGTAAATACTCCGAGAGGAGATACAATGGGTGCTACTACTTCAGACTTTCAAGAATTAGATAATCAAATTAAGATTAATCAAGAGAATTTAGAAAATTTAAACCTAACCCTACCGATGACAGAAGGTACTATTAGTAGTCTAAATACTACGGTAGATGCAACTAAAAATTCTATTGAGAATAGTTTTGGTAAAGTAATAACAAAGACAGACATATTGGAAGGAAATGTTGATACTCTTAGTTTATCTTTTTTCGGTTTAAATAATAATGTAAAGAATTTCTCTAGTACAGTTAGTAATGCAATTAATCTTTTGGGTTCTAGGGGAACAACAGGAATTAATGCACCATCACCGATTGGATTAAATCTACCAGGATTCGGTGGTTCAATGATAAAAGCAATAGGAAAATTATTTGATTAAAAATGGCAAGACCACAATTAGGAAGTTTGACGAATTTTAATAGTGTTGCGAATAGTGTTGCTTCAGAAACTATTAATAAAGATATGAATTTATTTCATTTTGGAATACCTTTAACATCAATAAGTGAGAACATTTCTCTTAGAACCCCCTTTTCAATCTTAGAACTTTCAGGAGTTTTTGAAGGAACAGAAGCAGAAATGTTAGCCTTCATTAATGAGATAGACACTGCTTCATCAACTAATCAGACTGAGAAAACATACACTTCTGGTTTAGGCAAAACATTTGATGTCAAAATAAATAACTTTACTTACACCTCAGAACCAAACACAAACCTGATTGGTTATACCTTACAATTATATGATGAAACATTATAATGACATTTCAAACAAAGATTACTGTAGAAGGCGTAGATATTTCTAGTTATGTTATTAATTATAAAGTTATAGATACCGTTGAGGATATAACTCCAGCAAATCTTTCTTTGAATAGAACTATAAATACAATTATTGATTTACAAAAAGACCAGGAAGTAATCATAACAAGAGGTACGGTAACTTCAACAGACAATACAATTTTCAGAGGAAATATTAGTTTTATAAGTAAGAACAAAGGAGAAACAACTGAAATTGAGGCCTTGGATAAACTATGGTTATTATCACGACAAACAATAACAATTTCTTATGACCAAGACACAGATGCTGAGGCAGGAATCATAAGTGCAATTGCTTCTGATTTAATAATTCGTGGAGGTTTAACTCCGGATGTTGAGACAAGTAGTACAGCAACAAAGATAGATAAGTATATTATTCGTTCTAATAATATTTTAGAAAAATTACAAGAGTTAGCAAAACTAATTGATTACTGGTTATACTATGACCCGTCAACAAATACTGTTAATTTTAAAAGTAAAGGATTCACTTCTTTTAGCACTACCTTACAAGTTGGTGTAAATCTTGTTGAAGTTCCTAAATGGGATTATGATTATAATAAAATAATAAATGATGTTACAATAACTGGAGACTTACAAGAAATTGAAACAACTGAAGAAGTTGCTGGTGGAGTTACGTCAACGACCTTAACTCAAAAACCAGAGTCAGTTAAAGTCTTCATTGAAAATCCAAAGAATACATCAACACTTCAAGTTGGTGGAGTTACAGAACAATCTGGAACTTTTGCTTATACCGTTGATAAAGAAAATAGTAAGATTAATTTTGTTACTTTGACTTCTGGAACTGCCGAAATTAGATATTCTTATTTAATACCAATCAAAGTTCGTAAGAAAAATCCAGATAGTATTGGAAAATATGGAACCCATGCTATCAGTAAGAAAAACGATACGATTCAAACTAGTGATGATGCAGAACTAAAAGCAAATGAAGTATTAGGTAAATTTCCAAATCCAATAGTGAGTACAGAAAACTTGAAAATATTTAATGTTTTTGGTGGAAGAGCTGGTCAAGAAGTCCAAGTAATTGATAGTGTTGGAGATGAAAATAGACTAGTAAATATTAGACGATATACTTACAATCACCCAATTCATATTGATGAGTTAGAAGTAAATGATGAACCAATTTATGAAGACTATATTTTATTAAATGCAATAAGACAGCGGATTGAAAGATTAGAAAGAAAGAATGAATCTGCTGGAACATTAATAACACAACTGATTGCATTTGATAGAACCTTTCAACCAAGAAGAAGATTTAGTAAAATACAATCTCAAACAGCTTCAGGAACTGGTTTCATATTGGGAGATTTAAACTTTGGAGTATTAGGAACAAATAGTTTAGGAACTCCATTTCACGAACCAGCAACTACATTAAAATTAGTTCAAGGAGATATGACTTACTATGAAGACCTAAGAGATAATACTTTTTTAGATTCTGGAAGTACAGATGCAGTTGTAACTTCCACTGGTACTAATCCGTCAGTAGCAATGATTGAATTTTCAAGCGGCTCAGTATATCAAACAAGTGCTATTGATTTAGGAACGACATTAACATCTCATAGATTAGACTCAGGTTCAGCATCTGGTAGTTTCAAATATGAAATATCAAACGATGGTAAGAATAACTGGCAACAATTCAGTACAGGAGCAGTTGTCAATACAACAAATACTGGAACTTCAACATATTTAAGAATTACAGAAGATGCTGGAGCTTCTGGAACAATAAGAAATGTAGTAAATGACTATGGACAAGTTACAAGTCCAGCATTAAAGCTGATACTGAACGAGGGATAAAAATAATAAATATAAATTTAAAAGGTGATTTAAAGTGGCAACAGTAGGTTCTCTCATTAGTACTTTGGGAAAGCAAATAATTTTACATAGGTCTTATACTGCATCTCCAACAAAAACAATACCAACTAGATTTTCAGTTGGAGTTAATAACGATGTACCAAATATTTCAGATACCAGCCTAGATAATCAAATTCCAATTTCAGACGGAACAATTATTGATGACGGTTCAGTAATCCTTGTTGGAAAGTTTGGTGGAACTAATAGTTCAGGAACAACAACTAGATATAAAGATGGAGCTGGAACAAATGATGCTACCTCTCAAGAATTAATAACTAATACTACTGCTGGAACTAAACATTGGTCCGGAACAGCATCAAACTCTGGAACTTCTTCACAACTAGCTGGATTATGGTTATACATTTCTAATTCAACAGCAAGAGACAAATTTAAAACAAGTGGTACGGCAGTTCAATTAAGAATGGGTTCTGGTACTTCTACTAATTATTATTATAAAGATTGGACTCAAGCAAATTTAACAACTGGTTGGAACTGGTTAAACTCTGGAACTTCTATTGTTAATCTAAGTTCTGCTGGTACTCCAGTACAAATAGATTCTTGGGCATTAGAAATAATAACCAATAATGCAACTGACACTTTTTCAAACGGAGCAGTATTATTCGACTTACTGAGACAATGGAAAGAAGATGATGAATATAAAAACTGGGTTTCAGGAACTTATCCAGTTGTTAATGAATCAACAATGACTGTAGAAATGCGAGGAGAATTAACAACATCCGAAGCAAATGGTTTTGATATTGATGCTTTTGCAGATTCAAATTCAGGAACGATGATGTCGGGTGAAGACGTTTTTACTTCCGAAAGTAAAAGTAATACGGACAAATTTACATTCATCGTCCAAAACAGATTAAATTAAGGTGATATAAATGGTTAATAAGATTAAAGCGTATGGTGGAACTGATTGGGCTACTGGAGATGTTTTAGAATCAACAGATTTACTAACAGGAGTAAAGGAAGCTGGTTTATTTTTTCATAATTTTGTTTCAGACGGAACAACTTCTTTTATGGATTTTGAACAAAGATTTCTAAAAGATTATAGTAATACTTCTGTGACATTAACAAGAGGTAGCATAAACAGATTTGGAGATTTTTCATTAACTTCTCAAGCTTTAACATTTAGTGGTGGAGCAGACGGAGACCCATGTATTATTTATGTAAATGGAGATTTTACTATGAGTGGTGGAAGTATCTCTGTCAATGGACAAGGTATGGATGGTGGAGCAGGTGGTGCTGGTGGAGACGGAACTCAAGGCGTACAAGATGATGGAGACCCAGGAGTTGTTGGAACTTCTAATGTTTTTGATTCAATTGGTTCTCTAGGTGGAAATTTTGGTGCTGGTGCTACAGACCAAACTGCCCCTGGTGCTGGTGGTGTAGCCAAAGTCTTTGCTAATTTCTCTGCAGCTGAATTACCTGACGAACTTAGAAGAATTTGTAATATTTTACCAAGTGCTGGTGGTGCAGGTGGAGGCGGAGGTTCTTCAAGTAATGCGACCCCTGCTGGTTCTTCTGCACATGGCGGTGCTGGTGGAGCTGGTGGTGCTGGGGGTGGAGCATTAGTAATTTATGTTACTGGCTCATTTAATTTTACTGGGGGTTCAATATCATCAAATGGTGTCAATGGAACAAATGGTGTAAATGGAAGTGCTGGTAGTGGTTCTATTGGTGGCGGTGGTGCTGGTGGTGGCGGAGCTGGTGGTGCTGGTGGATATATAGTCCTTGCTTATGGAACTCTTACTTCAAATACAGGAACAATTACTGTTACTGGAGGAACAGCTGGTTCTGCAGGGACAGGCGGAACTGGTGGAACATCTGAAGCAGGTGGTGCTGGTGGTGGAGGAGCAGGTTCAGCCGGAGGTCCAGGTGGTGTTGGAGCTGCTGGAGCAAATGGAAGTAATGGTTTATCTGGAAATCCAAGCACTGGAGGAGATGGCGGAGTAGGTTCAGCTGGAGGAGACGGTTCGTCTTATGTCTTTGCAATATGATTAAATGGATACATTACATCTTGGACTATAAAAGGCTCGACAAGGCTTATGAACAGCTTTCTGATGAGTTGTTGAAGACTAATAATAATCTCTATATTATGGATAAAAGTCTCAAGGAACACAAAGAAAGACTGTTAGAACGGTATGGTAAGGAAGCCATAGAGACTTACTGGAATGAGAAGAGACCAAAAGAGTTGGTTACTTGGAGAGCTAGAGATGGTGTTGAGATTGATGTAAGGTGTTTTTGTCAAGTTGATGGAACTGTAAAAACATTTAAAGGAACTAATGATGAAATTGCTGGTAAATGTTTAAGATGGGTTATTGAAAATATAAAATATGAATTAGACAACGGGGAATTTTGGAAATATCCTTACGAAACTCTATTAACTAATGTTGGTGATTGTGAAGATGGAGCATTCTTATTAGCAACTATGATGGAGATGTCAAAAATTCCTTATTGGAGGATTCGTAGAAATAAAGGTTATGTTAAAGGCGGTTATCACGCTTATGTTACTTATCTAAGAGAATCTGACGATAAATGGGTAATCCTCGACTGGTGTTACTGGCCTAATGAAAGTATTGGTCTAGATAATGTATGGTCAAAAGCAGAAAAATACTTTAGTTGTGATAGTTCGTGGAACTCAAAATATGGCTTTAAAGGGTTGAAATAAATGGTTTTAAAAGTGGAGGTTGAGAAAATGAAGAAAGTTAAAAGTTTAAATGGATTTTCGGCTTGGAAGTTTATTGCTGGTAGAAGAAGAATCGTTCTTGGTGGAATTGGTTATGTATTAGGACTTGTGTTATCAGATAGTCAATTAATTGCTGCATTATCTGCTGGTATTGTAGAAATTGTTTGGGGATTGGGAGAATATTATTATAAGAAATGACTAACTATACTGGACCGAAAAACTTTTAAATTATAACAATATCTATTTTATGGTGAACAATTATGAGAGATGAAAAAGGTAGGTTTGTTAAAGGATATAAAGGATTTTGGTTAGGTAAAAAAAACCCCCATTCTGAAGAAACTAAAAAGAAAATCGGTGAATCTAATATGGGACGAATTGCTTGGAATAAAGGAATAAGTCATTCTGAAGAAACTAAAAAGAAAATTAGTAAAAATCTAAAAGGAAAAAACATTGGTGAAAAAAATGGTATGTGGAAAGGAGATAAAGTAGGAATTGTTGCTATTCATGCTTGGGTAAAAAGAAATAAATTAAAAATAGAAATTTGTGAATGTTGCAATAAAAAACCAACTTATGATTTAGCAAATATCTCTGGTGAATATAAAAGAGATATTAAAGATTGGGAATGGTTATGTCGTGGTTGTCATATGAAAAAAGATGGAAGATTAAAAAAATTACATAAAAATTTAAGGGAAAAAAGAATTGGTTTAAAATGAAAATAAGGCGATGCCGGAGATGTGATATTCTTTACGAGTCTAATTGCAAACGTAGTCGGTTCTGTAATAGTTGTAAGAAGAACAGAGTTTATATTTTAAAGAATGGCACTAAAAAAGAAGTTGTGTGGTGAAGTCAAAGACTGTAGAGATGGTTTATTCCTCCTCCTTCTTTTTCTTCAAATATCTCTTTCTTGCATACCCAGCTTTCTGCTCTTTTAACTTTTCCTTTGCACATTCCTTACAATAAAGAGCGTTTGGTCTTCTATCAAATATTGTTTTAGGACATCTAGTGCAATAATACTGTTTCTTCTTTCCTACCATCTTTTTTCTCTAATATAAAAATAAAAAAAATAAAAAAGTTTTAACTTATCCTACAATTACTGTTCCCAATAATTGTTCTTCAGGTACGTTAACTTCCAACTTCTGGTCATCAACTGCATCTTCTGGAACACTCAACTTAACTCCGTAGTTAGTCAAATAGTCTTCGTCTTCATCAGCAATAGATTCGCCATCAACAGTTAAATCAGATAAATCCAATTCTAATATGATGTCTTCTTCACTACTTTCTAAGACAACTTCGCCATCAACTAAACACAAACTAAATTCAGTACCGTCCATTTCAACACAAGCCCCTAGTTCTTCAAGGTCTCTATCATAGATTCCTTCGCTATCAACATAGACTCTTGAGTAATCTTCCATGTCATAAGTAAAATCTCCACTTACTTCAAGGTATTCATTACCTTTTCGCTCATCTACATCAAACTTATAGGTCAATACATCTTCTTTGTCCATACCTGCAAATGTTAAGCAAACATAGTTTTCTGGAAGGCATATTTTTCCACCCTTAGCAACTGCTTGGAAATCTTCGTCTTCATCAAGGTCAGACAATTCAGCATTAAGAACAAGTCCTAATTCATTATCTCCAACATACCAATTCCACATTGAATCCTCTGCGTACTCTTCTCCGTCTTCAATAAGCACTGATACTTCTTCCCCGATTTTAAACTCAACCATGTGAACTCCACCAGCGTAGTTTTGGTATAAGATGTCAGTTAATTGGATTTCTGCCTTAGCTAATTCATGTACGTCTTCTACTTGCAATAATTTAGTTGATACGCCATTAACTTCAAACTTTGCATCGTCGTCATCCACATAAACCAACTTAACTACATAAGAAACTCCATTTACTATCACAGTCTTAGACTCTCCTTCTTTCAAAGAATACTCTACTCCTTGTGATAATTCAACTTCACCACTTTTCCAACTTATAACTTCCACAGACTTTCCTAACAAAGAAAATTCTAGTGTCTCGTCTTCGCTGACTTCACTCATGTCTAACTCGCTTTCAAACTTCACTAAGTAACTAATTGCTTCTTCTTCAGCAGTTAGAAATACGCTTGCTCCGTAGTCTTCGCCATTAACTGATAACTCAAGTCCATCAATACTTAGGTATTCTTCAACGTCATAATCTTCGCCGTCAAATTCAACTTTGCTATCAACTAACTTACTTATCTGTTTATCAGACAAGTCTTTACTAATCGCTTTGCCAATCTCTAAGTCGTCCAATTTGTAACCACTTACTGATACGCTGGTCACTGGTACAACTACTTTCAACTTCTCTACTTCTGCTTTCAAAGCTGCTACTTTTACGTCATTACTCGTCTTTAACTCACTCAGAGCCTTATCGGCAAGAGCTTTCGCTGCTAATGCATCGCTACTTAGGGTTGCTTTTTGTGTAGCCAGTTTGGTGTCGACTTCTTTCTGACTATACGATTCGCTACAACCAACTACTGCCAATAATAAAAACACCATCATTGGTACAGCGCAAGCGATTTTAGCTATCTTTTTATATTCCATCTTATTCCTCCTAGGTTTTTTTTGGAAATGTGAGTATTATGCCTTTTTAGTATTTAAATATTACTAGATTTGTTTATAAAGGACAAATATTTGTTTATCACTATAGAGTGGGGGTTTATTCCTCCTCCCAATATTCTATTGTTCCTTTACAACAATTAGCTCCAGTTGCCATTCTATAAAAATTACAGCATATACCTTTTTCTTTGTCACAAGTAATGCTATTATCTAAAGCACCATAATGTGGTAATTTTTCACAACTAATATATTCAATTGTTCTTACATTTTCTAGATTGATAGTTCCTTCTTTTATGCTACAACCACTTAACAAAACCATACTTAGTACAATTACTATTAAAATTAGTTTTTTCATCATGGTTTATTCCTCCTCCTTGTTTAGTTCTTTCATCTTTTTAACAAAATCTTTCAGATATTTTATTTCTTCTTTTGTAAACTCTTTCTTGATTATATGCGACTCCGTCGCTACCCCAACAAGGCGACCATAGCCATCGTCGAGATCATCCCTGCCATCCGCACCCGACCGGCTACCATCACCGGACCTGCAGACACACCAAAGGCGCCCAGTAATCTTGGTGGGGGTTGACTCTATCCATAAATACATAACTTTTTTTTCATTTGTTTTATTTATAATTAAATCAACATAATTTTTTAAAAGAATTTTATCGTTTCCAGCTAATTCTAACCAAACTGGGTTTTTTAATATTTCTTTTTTAGTTAAATATTTTTCGGTGTGTTTTTCAATCTGTTTCCTAGTAAATTCTTTTCCTTTGATTTTTTTATATTGTGATTCTGTTAGAATTAACCCACCATTTTCTAATTTAGATTTTGAATTTAATTTCTTCATAAATTCTGCATTTCTAACAATCTTAACATTTCCCTTTGGATGATAAATAATAGCATCTCCAGCATCGACATAAACATCATTTAGTTTCTGTTTTAATCTTAATTCCATTAATTCTTTTACCGAAATTAGTTTATAACCTTCTTTGATTAACTTCGGCATTTGTTCTATATTTCTTCCGTAAAATTCTTTAATTTTCATTGTTTTTCCTCCTTATATAATTTAATTACTTTTTTTATCATTGCTAAATGTTTTTTACAATATTCATGTTGCCCTAATGTTTCTCCTTTGTAAGCTTTTGTTCCAAAACAACCATCACATATACAACAACCCATTGTTTATTCCTCCTCCTCCATTTGTCTTATTTCATATAAAAAGTTCTTTATTATATTATGTTTATCTGGAAATTTTTCCTTTAATTCTTGTACTCTTTCTTTCATTTCTTCAAGAGGAATCCATTTAATTCCCATTATAAATTCTGAAGGTACTTCTCCTTCATCTTTCCATTGTTCAACTATATCTTCAGTAGTTTTAATTTTCATTATTTATTCCTCCTCCTCCTTGTTTAGTTTCTTTAAGGCAGTTCTTATATCTTTTTCATTAACTTCCCAACTAGCAATTACTTTCATTACCCCATTATGTCTTGTTGAAGATAATCTATAATCATTTAAATCGATTACAAAACCTTGATTTCCCTTTAATAACTGTAATTTGTGTTTCATTCTTTATTCCTCCTTGTTTAGTTTTTCTTTTAATTTTAAAACCTTATCTGAAAACTCTTCAACATTGGCATTATCTCCATATTCTCCAACCAAATCACATAAAATATAATTCTCAACTTCGTTAAAAATTTCTTTAATGATTTGTTTTCTTTGGTCGCTTAAAATAGCTTGTAAATTAATTGGTTTCATTAATCCATAACTTCCATTATCATCTAAAAATAATTTAAATTCTTTCATGGTTTATTCCTCCTCCTATAGTATATTGAAATCTATCTTTGCTTCAGTTAATAGGTCAATAGTCTTCTTTGGTAATCCAAAATAAATGTTTTTCTTTCTACATGAAAAACCTGGTGTATGTAATAAAATACTAATACCATTGATATTATTTTCTTCGTCACCAGTAAATTGAATAGTATATGTTTTATCTCCCTTTTCTAATCTATCTAAGACCTTTCGTGTTTCTGGTTTCACTTTATTCCTCCTCCTTGTTTAGTTTTTCCCATCCTTCTGGTTTATATTCCTTGTAAGACCTGCAAATAACAATAGTTCCATCTTTTAGTGTCCAACATAAATGTCCAAGTTCATTATGATATACAGATTCAGATTTTGGACTTTCTGTTGCTTTTGGTGGTCTTCCACAAACAGTTTCTGTTTTATGTACTTTATATTTCATGGTTTATTCGTCCTCCTTCTTTAGTTTCTTATTGTTTCCCATTATCTAATAAATCTCCATTCTCGTAAATGTTTCCGATTACTTCTGGTTCTAATATCTGTTGTAGTCCATTAGTTTCGCTGTATTGTCCACCACCGAACCTAGCACCTCGTGTAGTAATCTGTACAACGCCTTTACATTTGTCTCTTGTTGGGTGTTGTAAATATTTGATAATATCTCCTTCATAAATCTCTTTGCCGTTCTTGTCTTTGATTCCAGTAAATTCTAACCAATCACTAATGTTTCTTCCACAATAATAATGTTCGGTAGTCGGAAAGAAGTTAGCTCCGGCCAATAACTCAACATAAATCCAATGTTTTTCTACAAAGTCGTATGCTCTGAATTTAATCTCTCTCATTCTTCATCTCCTCCTAGTCCTCTTCAGTCTCGCTTGTCTTTCTGCACACCTAACTGCTTTATCTTCATAAAATAATTTATAGTAGCAAGGACTACATAAGTGTTGAGTTCTATACCAACAAGTTGGTTCTACTTTATTGCATTTATCACAGTTATTCATCATCAACCACTTCTATTTTAATTCTAATTCTTTGACCCACGTATTTATTGGGAAAATAAATACTTTTTATCATTATCTGACTGCCTTTCTTTGACCCCCTAGACTTAATGAGCCACCAGTTGCGTGGTGTTCCTTTTGAAGAATTACGAAAGACATATCCTTGTGTATTAATCATCATCGGATAGACCCAGTTCTTCAAAAATTTCATAATTAAGATAAGCTAAACATCTTTGTACTTCCTCCACCATAGCTTCAGTAGTAAGGTATTCTTTTTTAATTGTGTTTTCCCAATCTTTTAATCTATTAGAAAATATTTCAAGTTTTTCCTTAGTATGTTTTTCAATAACTTCCTTAGTTCTCTTCTTACTCAGGCAGTGTTTTTGAACCTGAACTGTAAGTACTACCTCTCTTGAACATTCTGGTGTAATTCTCATTCTACCAACTTGTTCTTTTAACTCAGAAAATTCTTCTTCAAAAGTAGTCATTTTAGTTCCTCGTCGTTTTTTCTCTCCCAAAAAAAAGCCATTGCGGTAATAACCCCCCACCAATAATAAAATGGATATTTAATGTCTCTTTTTAATAAGTGTTCTTCTTTGTTATAATTATACCAAGATTTCATTAATTTATAATGCCAACTTTTTTTATTCATCTTATCTCCTCATTCAACTCTTTCAGAATTTCAAAATATGCTTTTGTGGTCTTCTTAAAGTCCTCCTTATCGACACAAGGATTTCTACCTACACTTATCATATAGTGGTTTGCTAATTTTAGACACATTGCAATCTTTATTTCTTTTGACATTTTATAATACCTCTTAACTTTGTTTTGTTGGTGTGTCACTAGTGCTAACTCTCAAATCAATATCTGGTATTATCATTTGAGGTTTAAATGTTACTCTATAATGATATGCACTTGCTTTCACTGGTTCTAATTGCTCTACAAAATAAGCAACATTATCTGATAGTCCCAAAAAGTGTTTTTTATATTCTTGGTCTCCGGTTTTACAGATAACTTCTAAAGCTTTGAGTCCTGTTGGTGTAAAAACAGCACACTTCCCTTCTACTTCTAATAAGTAATTATCAGTTATTCCATTAAAGAAAATAATCCTTCTATCAATCTCAAAATTATCCGCAGCTTTTACCAAATTCTGTGAAGCTATTTGTGCATCATCACAACCAGTTAACCCTATAAGTAAAGCTAACATTACTATACTTATTATTCCAATAACAAATCTTTTTTTCATTTTTTCTTTCCCCCTTTGCTTATCTCAAACAAAACTTCTTTAAAAATCTCATCAAACTCTAAGTGTCCGTCTACCCGTGTTGTTTTAGTCATTTTAACCACCCCTTCCAAATTACAAAATTAAATACTAAGGATGAACCTATTGCCCATCCTAACAATGGTTTTAACCAAGTCCATTCTACAACTATGTAAATAAACCAAATTAACAACAAACCAACATTAAGTCCTGCTAATGCTTGCATATAATTTCTCATTTTTCATTCCCCCATTTTTCTACTTTCAGCACATCTAACCACAGCCGCAAAAATAAAAATATTCCACCAATAGTTCCTAAGAACCAGATTGGAGTGTCTCTAATTGTTTCTAATATTGGCAGCATTATTTTTTCTCCTTAACCTTTTCCACAATTACAAAATCGCCAGAATCAAAGTCATCTCGATAAAGTGCGGGAATTTCAATGATTTTTCTTATACTGGAATATTTTGTTACTTTGAATTTGTATTTCATTTTCTGGTTTTCAGTCTCATCTTTAAATCTACTTGTTTGTTTATTTTATTAAAAAAATCTTTTATTTGTTCATTCATCCTATTAAAATTTTCTTCAATTATTGATGTAAAATCACTATTGCGTGTGTCTATATAGTCATCTATTCCTTCCTGCATTTCTTTTTGTATTCTATTTAAACTAATCTGTACTTCTCTTCTAAAATTAACTAATGTAGTTTTTGTTTCTAATTCAATAAGTGCTGTGTTATTTTTTCGAGTTTTGGCTATATTGTTCCTCGCATCAAATACTGGTTGTAATAATTTGATTGCATCTTCAACCGTTTCTTTTATTAATTTCTTATGCCCTTCAATTTCTTTCTTATTCTTCTCTAAATTATTGTTTAATTCTTCAACTTCAAAAGAGATTTCCTTTAATTTATTTTGTAAATAACCTTCTACTGCCATTTTATTTTTCCTCCACATCTTTTCATATCCAAGTAAAATGAGTAGATATATATAAACCTTTCGGTCTACAATGTGTAGACTAAACTTTGTAACTATTTAGTGAATAAGAAGTTTTATATATAAGTACACTATTCCAATATTATAATTATTTGAGGTTTACAATAAAATGACAAAAGATTTTGAAATTCCGTCTTTCATTGCAAAGATTTGGCAACAAGGAGATAGCTCAGTTATTACTCTTGATGCTAAAGTTAAAAAGTTTGTTGGTTTGGAAAATGGAGATTATGTTAAGGTAATGATTAAGAAGATTGAAAAACCGGAGGAATAAAAATGAGTGTATGGCTAAATAATAAAAAACAGATTTGGAAGAAAACAGTAAAACCTTGTAGAATGTGCGGATTTTGTCCCTATGGTCAATTGGTTGAAGCATTTCCATTACATACAAAAGAAGAAAAATATGCTATCAAACACAATAGATATTCAAAACTAATTAAAGGAAAAGGTTGGACTAAATGTAAAAAAACTGATAAGGGAGCATCCCCAGATATCAATTGGTCTTCTGGAAAAGTAAAAAATAAAATTAGCTGTGACGTTTTTGGTCATGATTGTCCTGCTTTCTATATGGCTGAGCCACTAGGTGAGGATAAAGAAGCTACAGCAAAAGAACTAGACACTTGTTGGGAAGAGTGGAAAGTTAAATTTTTCAAGGAGAAGAAAAGATGAGGGTCGTATTAAATGAAAGTAAATTATACTTGTATAATGACCAAGAATTAATTATTTCTTCAGAAACAGATAGAGAAAAAAAATTACTTGGAATTATAAATTATTTGTTAGGAAATAAAGGAATTACTGTTTGTAGTGAATATAGAAAAATAAGTGCACAAAGAGCTTTTACTGAAATTCCAAAAATAGTTGATGAAATAAAAAGCCATAAAGAATCTTCTAAGTATTTTAAACAACTAAGTGAAGTATTGATGAGAGAATTTAAAGGTAAAACATTTTGCCAAGAAGAATTAAGAAATTATTTGTCTCACCACGATATAGCTTGGACTAATTCATTTGGAGATAAACTAAGAGCCTATTTAGGTTTATTGGAATGTAGGGGGATTTGTCATATGGTAAAGTTTAGAAAACACAAACCAGGACATTTGTATGAATTGGGAAAAGGAGAACCTTGTGAATTTTGGGATAAAGAAAATATGCGTTGTACTAATAGAAAACATAAAGAAAATAAAGATGGAACTACAAGAAAATTAAAAAAGTTTAATACAAAATTTAGAATTGAAAAATAAAGATGGTTGATTTGTTAAAAGAAGGTGCTGATGTTATTAGAAAGAGCTATATTTCAGATTTAATAACTGACCTGAAAGGGTATATTGGTTATGAAGATTTAACAATTCCTGAAGACTGTGATGAAGACTTTAAAAAGCAATCTAAAGAGAATCACAAGGAAGTCTTAGATACTTTATTTGAGAATTTTCACTCTAAAGAAGACGCAAAGTTAATTTGTAAGGAAATTATTGAAGCAATTAATATGTGGGGTTATGATTCGGTTAGTTTTTCTGCTTTTTCTAGGATTATGAAGTGGGAAAAGACAATAACAAAAGGAGTAGATGAAACAACTGAAAGTCCAGACTTTATCACTATCAAATACAATGACTCTGGCAAAGAAATATCTAGAAAAGTCAACATTGATGAAGTTGCTGATTACATTATTGATAAATTTGACATTAAAACAATCTTTGGACTTAAAGAAGAAAGTGTTTATATTTATGAGGACGGAATTTGGATGCCAACTGGTAAGGGGTTAATAAAGAATGAAATTGAGAACTTACTAAAAACATATGCCAAAAATAATGTTGTTCTTGAGATTTTGGAGAAAATCAAAAGAAAGACAGAATTTCCAAGAACAGAATTTGATATTGTATTAGAAAGAAAGGCTTGTGTTGAGAATGGAGTTTTAGATTTAAGAGATGTAGATAATATAACCTTCCTTCCACATGACAAGAAATATTTTTTTAAGTCAAAGTTGCCAGTTATTTATGATTCAGAAGCAAAATGTCCAGTAATTATTGATTTCATAGAAGAAACCTTTTATCCGTGTGATTTACCACAAGTCCAGGAATGGATTGGTTTACACCTAGACCCTATTTATTCTTTTAAAAAGGCAGTAATTTGTGAAGGAAAGCATGATACCGGTAAGTCGGTCTTCCTAAACCTAATGAGTAACTTCCTTGGCCATGATAATGTCTCTGGCTTGAGCTTACAAAAGATTTCAGCTGGAAAGAGCTTTGATATATTAAGCCTAAAAGGAGCATACGCCAACATATTTGACGATTTATCTTCAAAAGACCTTACAGATGGGGGTGGATTTAAGATGACTGTGGGTGACGGTATGATTACTGGCGAATTAAAGTTTGGAGATATGATGAGATTTAGAAATTCAGCTAAAATGACTTATGCTTGTAACAAAATCCCACCAATAAAAGATATTGATGATGATGCTTATTATTCTCGTTGGCTCATTTGGTCATTTGATAATGTCGTTGAAGGTTCTTCCAAAAACTCAAATCTAATCAATTTACTAACAACCCAAGAACAACTATCGGGCTTATTAAACTGGGCAATAGTTGGTTTTCAGCGATTAATTAATCAAAATAACTTTTCAAATGCCAAAGATGTGATGCAAATAAAGGCACTTATGACTGAAAGTGGAAATCCGTTGGCAGAATTTGCTAATGATGCCTTAATTAAAGAGCCAGGAAGCAAGATAACCAAGGATATGATGTACAACATGTATTGTGAATTTTGTATGAAACATGAACCTGTACTTTCACCTTGTTCGAAAACTCAATTAGGCAAAAGATTGAACCGAGTAGCACCATATTTGATGGCCTCTCATAGTGGCTCAATCCGTCACTGGCTAAATGTGAAACCAACTCCTCTTTGGTACACTTGGTACACTTCTCTAAAAAACTATAGAGATATTTTAGGTAGTAATAAAGGGGGTAGTAAGGAAGGTAAAAATGATGTATATAAAATTACGGGAACTGTACCAAACGTACCCGTTTACGAACAAATCCAAAATGGAGATAGTGAAATTATTGATATTGATGAAAAAAACAAGAAAAAAGAAAAAGTTTTTGAAAATGAAAAAAAAGTTGAGTCAAAAAGTGACGATTCACTAAAAGTTAGTGAAAAAGACGTCTTTTTCCACATCAAAAGATTGGGAAAAGGAGAAATGAATACAGAAGAATTAATTGAGCATTTCGGTATAGATGCCGAAAAGTTGATTGATAAGTTGAAAAGAGATGGAAAGTTGTTTGAGCCAAAAGCTGGGAGGGTTAAGATATTATGAAAAAATGCAAAATGTGTAAAAAAGAAGTAGATAACGAAGAATGGGAGATGTTTAGTGGAATGCACTGTAAATGTGAGAATGAGAGTTATGATGTTTTAGGTGGGGATGAGGAAATAGATGAAGAATGACAATTTCATACAACGCATCAAAGAATTGTAGAACAATAGGAGAATTCCTAGATTTTACATCAAAACTTAACGGTCAAAGTCAGACTGCACAAGCAGATAGACAAGACGAGGTACATAAAATGGAAGAAAGAGAAATTAGTTGGGATGAAGTAACCGAAAGTAGTAAATTTGTTCGGTTAGTAGAAGATGAAAGAAGCATTTTGGTAATAAAAGATTGGAAAGTAGTTGAGACAAAGAACAGATTCAAGAAAAAAGACGAAGACCCGGAAACTGTAATGGAATTTAGAGCAACAGTTTTGGAAGAAAATGGAAATGTTGTAGAAAAAACTTTGAACTCAACAAGCAAACCACTTTTATTGAAGTTAAAACCAATATTGAAAGAAGAGAACAAGGATGTTGAGTTGAAAATATCTATTAAACCAATTGGTAAAAGTTTTGATAGAGTATATGATGTAGAAAAGGTAGAGTAAAAATTAATTGGGGATTAATTTCCCCTTTTAACTAAAAAAGATGGAAAAGATAGAAGATATGAAAATAGTAGTAGATAATCGAGAGAAACTCCCACTTTGGACAGAAGATGTTGTCAAAAAGAAACTGGATGTCGGAGACTATTCAATTGTTGATTATGAAGAGTTAATATCTGTGGAACGTAAAAATATGCTCGATTTATTTTCAACAGTTGGTGGTGACCACGCCAGATTCAAGCGAGAGCTAAAACGTGCAGAGAAATTAGATTTCTTTGCAGTCGTTATTGAAAATGACATAACATCCTGCATCTACAAGAACTTTGATGGTGCTGCTTACACCCAGATGGAAGGAACGACAGTTTTAAAAATAATGATAACTTTACTGATGAAGTATGACATTCCGTTCTTCTTTGTGAACTCACGGGAAGAAGCCAGAAAGCTAATATTGCATATGTTTGATTGTTATTTGAGATTGAAGGGAAGGGGTTTTGAGTTTAAAAGATGAATAAAGAAGAGAAAAGGGAATATAACAAGAAATATCGACAAAAACCAGAAGTAAAAAAAGCTATGATAAAATATAGTAAGGAAAGATATATGAGAATGGCAGAAATGAGAAAGATTCGTGAAGAGAAGCTAAAGAAAATGAGTCCAGAAGAACTGATTAGATTAGTCGGAGATAATTCACGTAATCAAAGATAAGAAATAGCATCCCAGCTCTTCTTTCTTTGGCGTTGAGACTTGAAAAGATATGAGCTCATACCTAAGTAAAGTTTAGAGAATAGGAAAGCCAGATGGTAACTACTGGCGGGTTTTGAAGGTTCAACACCTCTTTTCACCTTTAAAATCCTATTCTTGTTTTTTGTTACTTAAAAGTTAGTAAAAAGTTACTTAAATAAATAGATATTTAGGTATTAAGAGATGGTGTATGTACAAATTAATATTGACCCAGAGATTAAAGAATTTCTTGAAACTTTAAAGAATAAGAAAAAGCGTTCTTGGAATGTTTTTTTTATTGAAGAGGTAATACCAAAATTAAAATGAAATTTACTAAAGCCGTTGAGCTATTGAAAGAAGGAAAGAAAGTAAGACAAAAAGAATGGAACAAGGGTTTTTATTATGTTCTTAAGGATTTTATTAGGAATCAGCATAATACAATAGAAAATGTTTCTATATGCGATATAGAAGCAATCGACTGGGAAGAATATATTGAGGAAGATGATTGGAATTTCATGGAAACTTGTCCATTTCATAAAGGAGTATATTGGGTTCAAGATAACCATAGAAAACTAAAAGCAAAAATTCTTGAAGATTCTGAAAAAATACCATTAACTTGTAGAGATGAATCTGGAAGAATATGTATATCTTTAGAAGAAATACAGAAAATTCTAGACAAGAGGTTCGGATTTTGAAATTTAACCTAGGCCTCCAACGACTTGCTGATAAGAAATTTGATAGTGCTAAAGATAAATATGTTAATTGGAAACAAACATACTCACATGGTTTATCTTGGTGGGGATTGATGTATGAACCAGCTAAAATCTTTGGAGCATTAGTTGCTTTAAAGTTTCTAAGTGCTTACATACCTATTTGGGTATTTTGGGGATTAGTTCCGTTCTGGTTTTGTTTCTGGACATTCGTTGGACACATTGATAGATATTATTTGAAACTCTGGCAAAGAGAAGCAGAGTGGGGACAAAGAAAGATTAATCCATTCGACCAAGAGATGTTGAGGCGGATTAAAAAGATTGAGAAGAAGGTGAATGCAAAATGAAAGCTGGTTGGATAACTATAATTGGAGTAATTGTTTGCACACTACTCTTTATTGCTTGGATGTATATGCTAAATCATTCAATGTATCAAATCACTAGTACAATAAATATAGTTGGGTAATTTGAAGAAAAGGTGAATGAAATATGAATATTAAACAAAGAAGAGTATGTGTTATAATTTTAATCTTTATAACTTGTTTTTATATTGGATTGATTCTTTATTCTAAAGTATATATTTTTAGTATATTTTTAATTTATATGTTTTATTATATTTATAAAAATAGGGCAGAGTTATTTGAGGTGGCAAAATTAAATTAGAAATAGGTATTGGTTCAATTATAGCTGGGTTACTATCTTGGAAAGTTAATGCTTCGATACTATACTGTATACTTCATGTAATATGTGGTTGGTTTTATGTCATCTATTGGTTATTGGTGCATTGGAAATGAAACTAAAACCAGCAGCATTTTGTTTATCAATATGTCTTGTAATAATGAGTTGCTATTTAGTTTATGACTATTTTACAGTAGAATCAGTTGACATCGACTGTCTTGTTGAAGAAATAGAAAATATGGATTTGGTAAATATGAGCGAGGGAATGTTTGGACCAGAGAGAACACTTACTGATGTGTGGTCAATTTATGAACGGAAAAAACCAAAGTCTACTCTGATGTTGAAATCAATGTTGAGTATGTTACTGGGGAAGTGTGAGAGATGAAAAAGCAAACATTCAAGGTGACTAACAAAGTTGTTAGTGCTCCAAATTCATTCTATTTATTATTTGAAAGTGATAAAAAACGAGCCATTAGTTTCATCTTACCGATTGTTAATTTCACAATTGAAGAAACTGAAAAAGAAAAGATGACACTAATTTTTCATCAAGATATGAAACAAATTGCTGATAAGGTAAAAGAACTCGGTGGTAATATCACACTCAATTCCGATTACACAGATGACCCAACACCAAAACAATCCGGTGGAATAGTATCTTTAGGATTTCCACTAATAAGACTTCAATTAAAAAATTTAACAATTCATGGAACAAATCCACTAATTCTTACTTGTAAGAAAAAAACAGATTGGAAGATTGCTTTCAATCGTGAGCAAAGAAGCAGTTTAATTAACATTCCAGAATACACATTTATTGATAAAAAATTCCACTTAAAAGATGACTATGTTCTTAGTAAACACTACATCATTCCAATAGGTTTTGAGAAACCACTTTACGTTATCGTTGCGGTTATTGGTAAGCAATGTTTTACTGCCATTGAAATGACTGACATGACTTCCTTTTATGCACAAACAAAACTTATTGAATATAATGAGCATAAGAGTAAGAAAGCGACGTTGAAGAAATATAAGGAGCTTATTGAGAGGTGGTCAAAATAGTTCACAGTTTAGTAATGATTGAGTGCGATTCTGAACAGCATCGAAGAATCGTTGAATCTATGAATAGGAGAAAATATCATTTTAAATCTACACGAGACGGTTACTGCCGACCACACTTTAGTGAAGTAAAACTATATGATATTAGAGCTAAGAAAGAAGTTATGCCACATATTTTACAAGACATTGGAGTCGAGACATTCATGCCTAAGAAGAAGATTAAGTTGTGGCATGTTATTAGAAGGCCAAGAAATGTCACCGGAAAAGACTGTTTCTTTGATGGTCGAGGTAAGTTGTTGGCCAGATATGTAATGCAACGACTGGGCAAATTTATCAGATTGGAATGCCCAGATATTACTGAAGCGAAAGACAGAAAGGCAGTTCCACCAGTTGAAGGTTGGTATTATGCCTTCCACGTTGGGAATATTAAAGATATTGACCGAGGATGGGGGGAAGAACTTTAGCTTCTCCAATACTACTATGGACATATTAAAATTTTTAAAAAAGAACGCGGAAGCATTTTTCTCAGCTGAGACAGTATCACAGTGTTGTGGGGTTAATATTCAAACTGTTAATTCTCAACTAAAGAAATTACAGAAACAAGGAGTATTAGAGTTTAGAGAATATCAACCAGACAAAGGAGCGGTTGGTCGGATGTATTGTTATCGGAATCCAGACGGATATTTAGATGAGGCATTACATGGATTAAAATATTTGAAACAGACGCAACGATTAGAGATGTGGAGAGCAGATGATATATTAAGATTGATGGGTTTGAGAGAGTTGAAGATAATCAATAGAAGATTAGAGAATTTAGAAGAGAAGATGAAGGTGAAATAAGATGGAAAATGATGTAGAATTTGCAATAAAATTAAAAGGAAACAATCTTGTATTTGAAGAAACAAGTATCAAGATAATGAACTTATTGGAAGCTAGTGAGGAAGTTCGTGGTTTGCGTGCACAATTGACAAAATTAAAAGATTTGAAAGAACAAAGTGTTCAACAAATAAAGGATAATGTTCTTAAAAATATTAAGCAATTAGAACAACAAATAAAGAATTTAAGAAACAACCTTGATGAAAAAAAGATTAGAAAAATGTTAAATAAAACATCTATGGACTTTGAGAAATTAATACCAGTTGAAAGAAAGTGGTCCAAAGATATAAAAGAATTTGAAAATAATATCAAAAGGAAATTAAAATTAAAAATAAGAGAAGCTAAGAAAATAGATGAATATGACAAAATTGAAAATAGAGAAGTACAGATAGTTCGACAAAATGCTATTTTGGCTCCATTGTGTGTGGAATTTAAAATAGACAGAGCACATCCAATAGTGATAGAATTAGCAAAACAGTTTGAGAAAATATAGGTGATATTGATGAAACCAATTAAATGTAACAAATGTGAAAATGACATGGAGCAATCCAAGATATTTGAGAAGCGTTGGAAGTGTATGAAGTGTAATATGTATTACGAGACTGACATGAAAGAGTATAAGAGATTTCATGGTTAAAATGGAAATACCTAAGACAACAATAGTTAGCATTGGAAGGATAATAGTAGATAATTCCAATCCTAATGAAATGTCTAAAGATAGCTTTGAGGCACTAAAGAAGAACATTACTAAATATGGTTTTCTTGTGCTGATTATAACTAATTCTGAACTTAAAATAGCAGATGGATTCCACCGATGGAAAGCAGCACGAGAGTTAGGAATGTCTGAAGTTCCGGTGATTAAACTTGATGTTAATGAAGTTGATAGGCGAATGTTAAGGCAGATTATGAATAAGTTAAGAGGCGACCACGATGAAGAGAAGGATATTTCAGAGTTTCAATTCATTATGGATGAGGGTTGTTTTGAAGAGTTTAAGGAATTACTGCCTAATTGTAATGATAATTCTTTGGTTGAAGCTATGCAAACTGGTGAGGTTGAGGAAGATGACTTTGAAGAACCAAAGGAAGCTAAGTATGAAGTTAATAAAGGTGATGTGTACACATTAGGAGAACATCGGCTTATGTGTGGCGATTCTACTGTTAAAGATGACGTTGATAAATTGATGGATGGGAAGAAGGCAGATATGGTATTTACTGACCCGCCTTGGAATGTAAATTATGGTGGTAATCTTGCTTCTGGAAAGAATGAAGATAGGAAAATATTAAACGATTCTATGGAAACAGATGATTTTAAAGATTTTATGTTATCAAGTTATAAATCAATGAATAATGCGTGTGAAGAAGGTGCGATGATTTATGTTGTTATGTCTGCACAGGAATGGGGTAATAATATGTTGTGTTTAAAAGATAACGAGTTTCATTGGTCATCAACAATAATATGGGTAAAAAGCTCATTGATTATTTCTCGAAAAGATTATCATACACAATATGAGCCAATATGGTATGGGTGGAAAGGTGAAGGAAGAATATATCCTTTGAAAGATAGAACCCAATCAGATGTGTGGAATGTTCAAAAGGCAAGCGATTCAAAACTACACCCAACAATGAAACCCATTGAATTATGTGCAAGAGCAATAAATAATAGTTCAATTACAAGTTCAAAAATTTTAGACTTATTCGGTGGTTCAGGTTCAACCCTTATCGCTTGCGAACAACTCAACCGTAAATGTTTTATGATGGAGTTAGACCCATATTACTGCTCAGTTATTATAGAAAGATTTATTAATTTAAAAGGCAATGATAATAATGTATGGAAAATAGAAAATGGAATGAAAATACCTATAAATCAAGTGCAAATGAAAGAGCGAGAAAATCAAAAAGATACTTTGATTGGAGAATAAAAGTATTTGAAAGAGATAATTTTACTTGTCAAAAATGTTTAAATAAAAAAGAATTACATCCACATCACATAAAAGAATTTGCTAAATATCCAGAATTAAGATTTGATGTTGAAAATGGTTTAACATTATGTGAAAGATGTCACGGAGAAATACACGGAATCGATTATAAAAGAAACAAGAAAAAATTGGTATGCAAAAATTGTGGTATAAAATTCCCTATAAAAGATGGTCAATATGGTCATCAATTTTGTTCAAAAAGATGTGGTTATGATTATAGGTCAAAAGTCCCAAGTTCAAAGAAGGGTAAGAGATACCCTCATTTAGATAAATATCCTATTAAAGAATGTCCAAGTTGTGGAATATCGTTTAAGGCGGTGGTGCATATCTCAAGAAATCAAAAATATTGTTCCCATAAATGTTATCTGAAAAAGAGATGGGGTTATACTGGAAAGGAAGGTGTTAAGTGTGGCGAATGAAGAGAATCTTATTCCGTTCAATAAGATGACAGAGAAACAACAGAGAAAAATAGCATCTAAGGGCGGAAGAACAAAATCTCCTAAGAAAAAGTGGGCAGCCAGACTCCGTGCTATGAAGAAAAAAGGTCTTACTGATGACAACTATAAGAGAATTGTAGCGTGGATGCAAGAACCTGAATCAAGTGTTTTAGACATATTTGCTTATTTAGAATCAATAAAGAAAGTTTGTAAGACTCCATCACAAATGAATAGCGTGGCCAACTCATTGATACAATTACATAAGACACATCACGGAGATAAATCAAATAAACAAGATATTCAAATAAGCGATTCAAATGTTATAATTAATATAGTAAAACCTAAAGATGGAAATAAATTGGAGTCCGAGCAATAAACAGTATTTAGCTTATCAATATCTAATAGATGTTACTACTACTGAGTTATTCTACGGAGGCGGAGCGGGAGGAGGCAAGTCCTATCTCGGCTGTTGTTGGTTAATCATTTGTTGTTTAAAATATGCCGGCTCTCGTTGGTTAATGGGTAGAGCAATTCTAAAGTCGCTAAGAGAATCCACATTACTGACTTTCTTTATGGTCTGTAATCAATGGGGATTGAAGAAAGATAAGCATTACAAATACAACGCTTCTGATAATGTCATCACATTCAAGAATGGTTCTGAAATATATTTGAAAGACTTGTTTATGTATCCATCCGACCCAGAGTTCGACACCTTAGGTTCAACCGAATTTACTGGAGCGTTTATCGACGAATGTTCGCAAGTCACAGTAAAAGCTAAAACGATTGTGTCGTCGAGACTGAGATATAAATTGGAAGAGTTTAAGGTCATACCCAAGTTATTATTGACATCAAATCCAAGTAAGAACTTTTTATACTATGACTTCTATAAACCGGACAAAGACGGAACTATATTGCCTTATAGAAAATTCATTCCAGCGTTAGTTCAAGACAATCCATTCATCTCTCCACACTACATTGAGAACTTAAAGAAGTTGGACAAAGTAAGCAAGGAAAGACTACTCTATGGTAACTTCGAATATGATGATGACCCAGCAAGACTTATTGAGTACGACAAGATTATAGAATTATTTACTAATCAGTTAGAAAGAAGTGAAGTAAAATATTTGACCGTTGACATTGCTAGGTCTGGTCGAGATAAGACAGTCTTCAATTATTGGCAAGGACTATATCTCTATCGGATTGACTATTTCGATAAGAATACGACTAAAGAAGTAAGATTGAAAATAGAACAAGACTGTGCAAAAGAAAGCATTCCACGAGGCAATGTCATAGTTGATGAAGATGGCGTTGGTGGTGGAGTAGTAGATGAGACTGATGGAATCAAAGGTTTTGTCAATAACTCAAAAGCATTTGAAAAACCAATACATCAAAAGGCATCATCAAAGAAAGACTATCTCGGTTATGTACCAATGAACTATCGGAATCTTAAATCACAATGTTATTTTCAATTAGCGGATTACATTAATAGAAATAAAATAAGTTGTTATAAAGATATTCCAATAAAGATTAAAGAGAAATTAATTGAGGAGTTAGAACAGGTCAAGCGAAACAATATTGATAAGGATGGTAAGTTAGAATTAGTGCCAAAGGAGCAAGTGAAAGAGTTATTGGGCAGAAGTCCAGACTTTTCAGATGCTATGATGATGAGAATGTATTTCGAATTAAATAAACAATCATCTGGTCATTTCTTCATGTAATTTAAATATTATTTAAATACCTTAACTTACTTATTTACTTGGTAACACCCGTTACTCTTTCCTTATATTGGGGTTTTTCATAATTTTCCCCATCATAAGGTTTTCATATTCATGAGTTTACTAGAACGGTATAAACAGGTCAGGTCTTTCTTAGCGAGAGATGTAAGAGTCTTTACTGGAGATAATAAGTCTAACGAAACTAAAGGACCAGTTGTTCCTACATGGTTTTGGCAGGCAAAATTAGGAGTTCCAAGAGGTATTGATGCTCCCGAGCTAAGACAATATGCTAAATCTGCTTGGGTTCAGATGGTTAAGCGAACCGTCAAGAATAATGTTATGATTACTGATTGGGATGTAATTGCTCCCGATGAAGAAGATGAAACTGATTATTCTGAAGACATCGAACAAGTAAAACAAATTCTTAATTTTCCTAATAGAAATGGTGATACTTTTGCAACTCTATGGGGTATGTTCTTGGACGACGTAATGGACTTAGATGCCGGTGTTATTTGGAAAGGTAGAAATGCCTTTGGTAATATTGCAGAGCTATTTGCTCACGAAGGTTCTAAATTCTTAATCAGCATGGACAAGTATGGTATCTTAGAAAAATATTATCAATATTCATATCAAGCACCAATGCAAGCACCTAAACCTTTTGAACCACGAGATTTAGTCTATGGTAAGATTGGTGTTAATACAGACAAATATCCGTATGGTTGGTCACCTCTACAATCAATTCAACAAATTGTGGAGTTGATGATTCAGTCAGATAGGTTTAATAAAGAGTTCTTTCAAAATAATGCAATTCCAGATGGTGTAGTTAATATTCAAATGGAGGAGCAAGCACTTCAAAGATTTAGAAACGACTGGATGAATAAGAATAAAGGCAAGGCACATAAATTAGCTTTTGTTAATGCTCCAGAATTAAAGTTCACACCAATGGGTCTGACTAATAAAGACATGCAGTGGTTAGATGGCCAGAAATGGTATTTTCATATTGTATTTGGAGCTTACGGATTATCGCCAGCAGAAGTTGGTTTCTATGATGATGTCAACCGAGCTTCACAAGAAGGACAAGAGAGGGTCAGTGTTAAGAATGCTATCCGACCATATTTGACTTTGATACAAGATAAGATTAATCGGGAAATTATTCCAGAGATTATTGGTCACGATAAGATTAAGTTTGAATGGTTCCCGCAAGATGACCAGGCAGAGAAATTAGAACATGAACAAGATATGGCTAAACTAAATGCAAGCGTTATTACTATTAATGAATTACGAAACAAGGAAGGACTTGACCCAGTTGAATGGGGAGACCAGCCAATAAGTATGGTTATGCAAGATAAGGCAATGGAAATGCAAGCCGAGTTAGGCGATAAAGAAGAGAATCCTAAAGATAAGGACAATCCAAAGAAGGAGGATAAAGAAGAGAAAAAGGACGATAAAACTAGTAAGTTATACCAAAAGCTCTTTTCCTCTTTCATGAAAAATGGCTAATTCTGATAGTGGTAAGCCAGCCACAGATAGAGGACACGAATCTTATGCAGATGATGCTAAGGCACAAAGAGTTTTAGTTGTTGGAAGTTCTGGAACTGTTGGAAATGTGGAAGCTAATTTTGAATCTGAATGGGTAATAACAAGGGGAGATGGGCAACCAGATAGTGAATCAAGATATTCTTCTTCAAGTGGAACAGAAACTAGAACTTTTACTTACACTGGAGATAATCTTACAAAGAGGACATCATGGGTAAAAGCTTAATTATAATATTATCTATACTTTTAATGGTTGGATTAGTTGTAGCAGTAAATTTTGAATATCGCTATAATCCTTACTCTGGTAAACGTGATAGAACAATTTCTTTAAATCAAACCCAAATGAATTTTACAGAAATAATAGCTGGTAATATTTCTGGTGTTGACCTTCTTGAAGTAAATCGTCTTAGAGCAAGCACTGCTGCAGAAATTACATTTGAATCTGTAGCTCTTTTTAATGAACTTGCAATCTTTTTACAAAATGTAAATGTAAATAACAATCTTACCGTAACCCATAATGTTGATATAACAGAAGGAAGGTTAAAAATAACTCACGACCCAGACCCAGCATTGTTTGTAGAAGGAACCTCCGTCTTTCATGCTGCAGCAACTCAATTTATAATTAATGATTCTGACGGTGTACCAGACAATAGAACTTGGGTATGGATAGCAAACGAAGGTTTCTTATCAGCCCAAGCAAGTACTGATGATTTGAATGAAGGAGGAGATGTATTTAAGTTTTCAAGAAATAGAACAGATATTAAATTGAGTGAGTTTTTCTCTACAGATACAATCTTTTATGGAACTTTAACTGCTAATTCAATATCTTCACAACTCGAATGGGTCAATCTTACTAATTATCCAGTGGCTTGTCCGGCAGGTTCAGCAATTACACAACTTGGAGATTCAGTTACTTGTACTGATAGTTGGGTTAATACCGATGGAGATACAATAACTGGAGAAATTAATATTACTGGAAAATTAAATATGTCTGGCACACCAATGATTTTAGATACTTTCAAAGGAACTTACACTGGAGGTAATGCTTCACTTTGTATTTATGATAACGGAACACTTTACACTTCAGATGATGGTGGTTGTTAATGAAAAAAGAAATAGGAATCGGTGCCTTGTCGGCAATCATAGCAGGATTACTTGTATTGGGTGGAGTAAATTATTTAGAAGATACAGACATTTATTATTGCGAGGCAAGAGAATTAGTTATGAAATGTGATAAACTTAGCTTAACAGGAAAGACTTGTTACAATATTGATGTTGGTAATAAAAGATGTCTTACGGTTTGGACTAAAGTAATTCCAGATATTATTGAGCCAAATAAAACAATAGAAAAGATTCCACAACCAGTTGGGAAACAATATCTCTGTGGACAAAAA